GGTATATCGTTCTAACTGGAAGTAACTCAGCTGCAGAACTTGCGAGTAGGCCAATCAGAATTTTATTAGCTGATGAAATAGACAGATTTCCATATGATGTTAAAAAAGAAGGAGATCCGTTGAATCTGGCAATAGAAAGAACAAAAACATGGCCAAATAAAAAAATAGTCTTAACTAGTACCCCTACTGTAAGAGGAGAGTCAAGAATAGAATTAGAATATGAAAACAGTACACAGGAAGAATTTTATATCCCATGTCCAAAATGTGGAACTTTGCAGAGGTTGGAATGGAAAAATATTGTTTTTGAAAATGTTGGGCATAAATGTCAGGATTGTCTTGAAGTTTCAAGCGAGTATGAATGGAAAAAGAATATGATTCACGGAGAATGGATTTCAGGAAATAAAGAAATAGATCAGAAAGCAGTAAGAGGATTTCATATATCTGAGCTATACAGTCCATTTTCAACATGGAAAAGCATTATCAAAAAATTTAAGGATTCAAAAGGCGATGTACAATTAATGAAAGTTTTTACTAATACTGCACTGGGAGAAACTTTTGAGGAAAAAAGGGACAAGATAGCTTTTGAAAAAATTGAACAGAGAAAAGAACATTACGGATGTGAAATTCCTGAAAAAGTTAATGCTTTAACTGCGGGAGTGGATGTACAGGATGACAGATTAGAATGTGAAGTTGTAGGCTGGGGAGCAGATGAAGAAAGCTGGGGAATCTACTATAAAGTATTTATAGGAAATCCTGCTGAAACTCATGTGTGGAATCAGCTTGAAAGATTTTTGGACACTGAATTTACATATGCTAATGGACAGAAAATAAAAATAATATGTACCTGTATTGATACAGGAGGAAATCATACGATGTCAACTTATGGGTTTGTAAAGCCTCGTGAAATTAAAAGAATATTTGGGGTAAAAGGTGGAAGTGTCGAAGGAAAGCCTTTTATTACTAGACCAACAAAAACAAATAAAGGACAGATTTCTTTGTTTGTTCTAAATACTGATACTGGAAAAGAAACTATTATGGCCAGACTTAAAATTGATTTACCTGGACCGAGATACATGCATTTTCCGGATAATGTTGAAAGAGGATATGACGAGACATATTTTAAAGGTTTAACTGCAGAAGTTAAGATTACAACTTTTGAAAAAGGAGTAAGAAAAACTAAGTGGGTAGTGACGGGAACAAAAAGAAATGAACCTCTTGATATTAGAAACTACGCATACGCTGCTTTAAAAATAGCTAATCCTAACTTGAACAAAAAGTATTTAATAGATGTAACCGAAAAACCAAAAATACAACAAGGCAGAAGAATATTATCGAAAGGAATTTAAAATGATAACTATAGATGAATGTAAAACAATGATAAGTCTCTATATTGAAGCAGAAAAGGCAGTGATAACTGGTAAAAAATACAGGATAGGGACAAGAGAACTGGAAAGGGAAAATCTGAGTGAAATAAGAAAAGCAAGAGCGGAATGGGAACAGAGATTAAAGGATCTGGAAAATGGCGGAAAAAGAAGAAAAATAAGAGGAATCATTCCACGTGATCTGTAAAGAAGGAGAAATAAATGAATTTAGTTGATAAAGGTATTGAGTTAATTGCTCCTGTTCATGCTGTAAAAAGGGAAGTTGCAAGGCAAGTTCTTAAAAGAAACAAAATATTAAACAGAGGTTATGGAGAACACGGGGCAAGTAGCAGGAAAAAAGCTTTTAAAGGTTGGCTTACCAGTTTAGGCGGACCGAAGACAGATATATATGAATACAAGGACAAACTGGTTGAAAGGTCAAGAGATTTATATATGGGGGCACCTTTAGCAAGGGGAGCTCTTCAGACTATGCAGACTAATATAGTCGGAGCAGGACTGAAATTAAAATCTGCAATTGATGTGGACATTCTGGAAACAGATGAAACTGAGATTGAGGCACTGGAAAACAGAATAGAAAAGGAATTTGCCTTATGGGCAAATGACAAGATAGAAAAAACGGGACTTATGGATTTTTATCAGGTACAGGAGTTAGTATTTTTAACAACTATGTTAAACGGAGAATGCTTTATCTATTTAAATTATTTTGAAACTCCTGGTAATCCTTATAATTTAAAACTGGAAGTCATAGAGCCTGACAGAATTGTTACCCCGAATGAAAAAAATAGTGACAAAACAGTGGTAAGTGGCGTTCAAATTGATAATAACGGAAGAATAGCTGGATATTATGTCCTTGATAAACATCCGAATGATGATGAAACAGGGAATGACTATAAATATATTTCAGTATATGGAAAAGATGGACAGTTAAATATGATACATCTGGCTTTACTTGAAAGACCAAATCAGGTAAGAGGTGTTCCGATTCTGTCTCCTGTGATGGAAAGTTTGAAACAGTTGGATAGATATACTAATGCTGAATTAATGAGTGCAGTTATTAGCAGTATGTTCACTATTTTTATTGAAACAACAGGAGTGGAACAGGCAACTCTTGGAGAATTTGGAAATATTGATGAAAGTGAAAAGGTTGAAAAGAACGGAAATAATATTGAGCTTACTTCAGGGGCAGTAATGGAACTTAGTCCAGGAGAAAAAGCAAACAGTATAAATCCAGCAAGACCAAATGCACAGTTTGATCCTTTTATGACTGCAATAATCCGTCAGATAGGAAGTAGTTTAGGAGTTCCTTATGAACTTTTGGTAATGCATTTTACAAATAATTATTCTTCAAGCAGGGCAGCTTTACTGGAAGCATGGAAAAATTTCAGGAAAAGAAGGGAATGGATAGCAAGGAATTTCTGTCAGATAGTCTATGAAGAATGGCTGAGGGAATCAATTTTTTTAAAAAGAATTGATATCCCAAAATTTAATGAGGATATTCTGATAAGAAAAGCTTACAGTAATGCAATTTGGAATGGACCTTCACAAGGTCAGATAGATCCGCTGAAAGAGGCTAATGCTGCAGTAATAAAGATAAATAACGGACTATCAACACGTACAAAAGAAGTTGCAGAACTTAACGGTGGAGATTTTGAACAGAATATTAGAATTATTGACCGAGAAAATAAAATTTTAGAAAAGAAAGGAGTGAAATTGAATGGTGGAACAATCAAAGTTAAAGATAATGAATTTGAAGACTGATGACAGTGGAAAAAATGTAGAATTAACTCTATATGGAGATATAGGAGATAGTTTCTGGGAAGATATTTCTTCAAAAAGACTTGTTGAGGAACTTGAAACTTTAGATGCTGAAAACATAACTTTGAACATAAGTTCAAATGGTGGAGGAACAACTGCGGCAATAGCTATAGCAAATGCACTAAAAAGACATAAGGCAAGAGTTATAGCTAATATTGATGGGATAGTTGCAAGTGCTGCTACTATAATAACAAGTGCATGTGATGTAGTAAGGATGCCTAAAAATGCACTGTTCATGATTCATAATCCGTGGACAATAGCTATGGGAGAAGAAAAAGATTTTGAAAAAATGGCAGAAACATTATCTAAAGTAAAAAACAGCATAATTGAAACATATATTGATAAAACAGGAATGAACAAAGAAAAATTATCTGAACTGATGGATAAAGAAAGCTGGTTTAGTGCTAACGAAGCTAAAGAATATGGTTTTGTTGATGAAATAATAGAAAATACTGATATGGAAATTATCGGAAATAAAATTTTATCACATGGACTGGTATTTAATATGACCAAGTTTAAAAATTTTAAAATAGGTAACAACAGTAATGTAAATAATAAAAATGAGGAGGAAGTTATAGTGAACGAAAAAGAATTTATGGAAAAATATCCTGACCTTTACGATAAAATTGTAAATAAAGCAAAGGAAACAGGAAAAACGGAAGAAAGAAATAGGATTGAAGAGTTAGAAAACTTTGGAGTGGACAGTGAGATTATAACCAGAGCTAAATTTAAGGAACCTAAAAATTTAAGCGAAATTGCATTGGATCTTGCTAATGAAATGAAAAATAAAATGTCAGATCCGGCAGGAAATATTACTGAACCAACTCCAAAAATTGAAGATTATAGAAATCAGAATCCACCGCTTGGAACAATGCCAAATAATGGAGTGGAAAAAACTCAGGCTGAAAAAGATAAGGAAGAAGCTGACAAAATATTAGCATTTGCTAATAAAGGAGGGATAAAGTAATGAAAATGGATTACGTTTTAGAAGGAGATCATTTAATAGTAGGTAATAAAGAACTTATAACAGTTGAACTGAAATTGTCTACTGGGAAAGTTAAAAGAGGAGATATTGTAGACAAGACAGGAGCAATAATAACAGATACAGGAAAAGTATTTGGAGTAGTAGTGCAGGATGCAGATGCAGCTAAAGGAGCAACAAAAACTGTAGTCTATACAGAGGGAGAATTTAACATTGATAAAGTCAACTTTGGAAGTGCGACAAAGGACAAGGTAGTTGAGCTTTGTGCAGACAGAAACATATATTTAAGAAATTTAGGAGGTAAAGCGTAATGATATTAGATTTAACTTTAAGAGCGTTATTTTTGGTAGTAGAAAATATGCCAAAACCAAAAACATTCTTATATGATACATTTTTTGGAGATAGAGAAGCAATTGATAAGGAAGAAATCCAGATTGAATTTAAAAACGGTCATAGATATATGGCTCCATTTGTAAACAGGTATGTAAATGGGCAAGAAATGCCAAAGGAAAGATTTACAGGAAGAGTTTATAAACCGCATAAAATTGCACCAAAGAAAACTTTTACTGCCGACCAGTTTGCGTTTGAAAGATTTGCAGGAGAAAATCCATTTAATCCGTTAAGTCCTGAAGATAAAAAAAGAAAACTTGTACTGGAAACTTTGACGGAACAGACTGAACAGATAAAAAGAAGATGGGAAGCTATGGCAGTAGATGTTTTATATAATTTAACATTAACTGTTGAAGGAGAAGGAATAACTGATAAGGTGGAATTTTATGATACTTCCTCTACTGAACATCATACTAATGTTGCTACAACTTGGGATCAGCCTAATTCAGACCCGATTCAAGACATTAAAGGAGCATTGAGAAGTATAACAGAAGCAGGGGGGACAAGACCAAATGCTATCATATTAGATCCTAAAGCATCAGATTTATTTCAGAACAATGCTAAAGTAATAGAAAAGATGAACCTACGAAATTATTATGTAGGACAAGTCAAGCCGGAAACTGAGGGAGTGAATGGAGTAATCTATATAGGAACTTTAACAAACTTAGGACTTGATATTTACGAATATCAGGAATTCTACGATTATAAAGATAATGGAGTTATCAAAACAAAAAAATTGATACCTGACTACACTGCATTACTTGCTCCAAAAGGAAATATTGTTAAATTTGCTGCTGAAAGCACAATAAAGGATGGACTTATAAGAGGAGAACTGATACCTAGAAAATTTGAAAATGAAGAAAATGATAGCATAAGTATCAGAACAATTTCTAAGCCAGTTTTAGTGCCTATAAATACAAAATCTTTAAGAGTATTGAAAGTGAAGTAGGTGAATAGATATGACATATAAAGTATTAAAACCACTGGTTTACGGTGGGATAGCATATGCTGAGGGACAGGAAGTAGATATTATAGAAAAATCTGTTGCTGAAAACTGCCTTGAAAGAGAGCTTATAGCTGAAATAACTGATGCCGAAGTAGATAAAACCGAAGTGACAGAAGAAACAGACAGTACAGAAATAACTGAAAATAATGAAGAGAATGAAGATGCTACTGAAGAAGTAGTGTCTTCTGAAACTTCTGAAGAAACGACAGAAAATGTTGAAGAAACAACTGAAGAGCAGAAAAAGAATAATAAAAGAAATAGAAAATAGTAAATAAGAAAAAATAGACAGTAGGTGATGTTATGGGATTTAAGGAAGTAGTTGATGATGATATTCAGAATATATTTCTTAATTCTTCAGAATTTGGCACAGAACACACTCTAAATGGAAGAAAGGTAATATGTGTTATTGATGAAGAAAAGTTTCAAAATAAGCAGAAGAATGGGCTCATAACACAGGAAGATGGAGTTTATCAGAACGGATTTACTTTATTTATTGGAAATCCGTATCTGAAATTACAGCCCCACACTGGAGAAACACTAAAATTGGACAATATAAAGTATGAGGTCGTGGCAAGTAAACATGACATGGGAATGTATGAGATTGACTTAGTCAGAAACGAGGAAATTTAGATGTTGAATATAAAACTTGATGAAAGTAATCTAAGACAGATAGAAAATGTTCTTGAAACAATGCCTAATCAGTTACCTGGTGCAATAGCAAGAGCTATTAATCGAAGTTTGGCTATGACTAAGACAGAGCAATTAAGACGTACTACTTCTATGTATACAATAGCAAGAGGAAAATTAGCAGAAAGTATTAATGTATATAATGCAAGTTCTGGAAATTTAACTGGAAAGATATATTCTAGTGGAAAAGTTATTGGAATGAATCATTTTAAATTAACTCCTAAAGTAAGACTTAAAACTAAGAAAATGGTAACAGTGTCAATAAAAAAAGATGGGATGAAGTCTTTACCAAACGCTTTTATTGCATACAGAGATGGAAGATTAGGAGCATTTGAAAGAAGTGGTAATTTTAAAAGTATAACTTTAAAAAATGGAAAAACTTCAAAAAGAGAAACAATAAAAAGATTAATGAGTCCATCAGCTCCACAGATGTTAGGAGAAATGAGTATTTTGGATTACTTGCAAGGCTTTGCGGAAGAAAAATTCAATATGAGATTTGAGCATGAAATGGGGAGGCTTATTAAATGATACAGCATACAGAAAAACATTTATATGATTTCCTGAAAAAAATCATGGAAGAAGAAACCATGAAGGATAAAGGTTTTAAAGTATATCGTGGTTTTCTTCCTTCTAATAAGTTTGAAGACCGGGAAAACGGAAAAAAAACAAATGACTACTTCCCTTTCATAATTTTAAGAGCAGTTGAATTTTCTCAGGAAAGAGAAAATTTCAATGACTATAACAGTTTTGCTGATTTTGAAATATGGATTGGAACTAAGGAAGAAAAGGAAGAGTATTATATAAATAATCTTGCTGTCGGAGACTACATCAGAGAGAAAATGCTCGAAGAAAGTACCAAAGATGGAAGTTTTGCTATTGATCAGACAAAAGAGTTTAAAGTGACGTTTCATAGTGACGCTTCAGAACCATATTTTTATTCAAGAATAACTTTTTCTGTCTATGCCGAGCCGATAACATCAAAAATAGAAATGTTTAGAAGAATAGTGAAATAAGGAGGAAGTAATGAGTGAGACAATGAACGGAACAATAAAAGAGGAAACAAAATATATTTATCTCGGAAGAAACATAGATTTGCCTGAATTCAGATTTACTAAAGGCAATGTATATTACGGAGATAAAATAGAAGAATTAAAGAAAAAATATCCATTGCTGGATAAATTGTTGGTAAATGTTGAAGAATTAGCAGGATATGAAAAAAATGAATTATTCCTTGAAAAAATATCGCAGGAATTAAAAGAAGAAATAAAAGGAGGGAGTGAATAATGGCTTATAAGCATGGAACATATCAGACAGAAGTTGCATCTGATATTAATTTACCTGTAATACTTGACTATGGACATTTCATAGTTGGAACGGCTCCGGTTCATAAGGTAAAAAAAGATAAAAGAAAAATAAATGAACTTGTAAGATTAGCTAACTACAGGGAAGCTGTTGAATATTTTGGAGATACTTATGACTTAGATTTTTCAATTTCTCAGGCAATAAAAGTATTCTTTGAGTTATATGCTGTAGGGCCTCTATATGTTGTAAACATATTTGACCCAGCAAAGCATAAAACATCAAAGAAAACTGAACAGGGACTGGAAGTGAAAGGTGGAAAAGTATTAGTCAAAAATCATAAGATAATGACTGATACTCTTGTAGTTAAAGATAATACTACATCGCAGCCTATAGCTGATGCCCTAACAGTATGGACAGAAGAAGGACTTGAAATATATGCCAAGCCTTCAACGGGAACAAAGATAGATATTGAGTATGAGGAAGCGGATTTGTCGGCAGTCACTAAAATTGAGGCAATAGGTGGATATCATGCTGATAGTATGAAAAGGACAGGACTTGAACTGATTAATGATATATTCCTGAAATTTTCAGAACTTCCGGCATTTATAGATGTCCCTGATTTTTCGCATGAATCAGATGTTGCTGCAGTTATGGCTACTAAAGTAACTAATATTAACGGTGGAATGTTCGAATCTATGGCATTAATAAATGCACCAGTTGATAAAAGATACGACGAGATTCCCGGATGGAAGGACAGTAAAAATATACTGGATAAAGATCAGTTAATTTTATATGGAATGATTGGACTTGCTGGGAAAAGATATTATCAGTCATTACATTATGCTGCTTTATCAATGTCTGTTGACAACGAAAATGATGGAATACCTTCACAGTCTCCATCGAATTATAAGTATAAGATGGATTCATTATTATATAAAAATTCTCAAGGAAATTTTGAAGAAATAATACTGGACAGGGAAACGCAGGCTAACTTCTTGAATAAAAACGGAGTAATAACAGCTATCAGTTTCAAAGGCTGGAGAAACTGGGGAACTGAAACCGCTAAAAATCCATTAGCAACTGATCCAAAAGATAAATTTTCTTATTCAAGAAGACTGTTCAAATATATTGGTAATGAACTTGTCATAAGTTATTTTGACAGAGTGGATAAGAAATTCTCATTGAAATTAGCAGAAACTGTCACAAAATCAATGAATATTAGACTTAATTCACTTGTTGCATCTAACAATTTTTTAGAAGCCAATGCCGAATTATCTGCTGAAGATAATAATTTAATCAACATAATCAACGGCGATATTACCTGGATAATAAACTTAGGAATAATTCCAGGGCTAAAATCTATGACATTTAAGAAAAAATACGACGTGAATGCGTTAACTGAATTTGCAGGAAAACTGAAAGAAATAGGAGGTTAGATAGATGCAGAAGAATAAAATACCTAATGGTCTAATTGATGCCGAAATATATATAAATGGCTCAAATAATATGGCTGGGACAGGAGAAGTGGAACTGCCAAATATTGAGTATGCCACAATCACTTCGGAACAGATGGGATTAGCCGCGGAAGTAGAAATGCCTTTAATCGGAAGATTTAAAAAGCTTGAAGCTAAAATTAAGATGGACACTGTCGATGATTCTTTAATAGGATTTAACAATGAAGAACCACTTCTCGTTGAATTTAAAGGGGCATATCAGTATACAAACAAAGTAACGCATGGAGTAGGTCTGGGCGACATAGATGCCACATTTAAAGGCATGATAAAAAAGATGGATGGAATTAAAGGAAAGCCTGGGACTAAAATGGAAACAAGCTTTGACATAGGTTGTACTTATTATAAGCTTACAATAGGTGGAAAAACTATAATTGAGATAGATGTACTTAATAATATAAGTAACATAAACGGAGCTACTAACTCTAAATTGAGAAGATATCTAGGACTAATATAAAAACAGGAGGTAAAAAATGGCAGAAATAGTTAAATTAAATCAGGAATATACTCTTGATGGGAAAAAATATACAGAAATTGAATTGGATTTTGAAAGCTTGACAGGGAAAAAATTGTTAATAGCTGAAAGTGAATTTAAAAAGAGAAATAAAGGAGCAGCTGTAAAAGAACTTGAAGACGGATGGTTGCTTACTGTAGCTGAAAAGGCAAGCGGAATAAAATATGGAAGTTTGCTTGAACTAAAAGGAAAAGATTATATAAAAGTAATAAATTCAGCAAGAAATTTTATAGTAGTCTCGGATTCAGAAGAGACTACTGCAGATACAGGGAACGAGGGGGAAATGAATCAGGAAGAGATTTTGGGAACAGAGTAAGTCAAAATATACAATTACAGGATATAGTGACTGATTTACTAGAAGTCTTGAATATGAAAAATGATTTTAAAAGCAGTCTGAATATAAGCTATGAAACATTAATGTCTTGTAGCTTATATGAACTGACTGGTTACTGGAGTATAAGGGCAGAGGAATTAGTTCAGGAAGCTGAAATACGGTATGAAAATAGTAAGGAATAAAAAAAGGATGACATTTAGTCATCCATTCCAGATTTGATAGTTATATAAAACATAATAGCTAACAGCATTAATAAAAAGAAACCAAATGCCCCTAATGCACTAACCATTATAACTGCTGAAAAAATAAAGAAAAGTATGCTTAATGGAGCTCCTAGAAAAAGAGCTATAGGAGTAATAATTGCAATAAGTATTTTTTCCCAAAGTTTAAATTTATATTCTTCGTTTTCTCTATATATTCTATTTTTAATTTTTTTCATATTAATCACCTTTTTAAGTTTTATATAAATATTATACAACTTAAATATAAAAAAGACAATAGAGAGGAGGTAAAAATGTCAAAAATGATGGAACTGGGTTTTGTGATTACAGCAAGTACATTGGGAGCAATGGCTGGATTTGCAAAATTGAGTAGCGGATTACAGAAAGTTAAAGATGATACGGATAGTCTTGCTAAAACTGCTAAAAAACTGGATACTTTTGACAAAGCAAGGGAAAGATTGAATCATTTGAATAGTGAGTACATGAAATCTGCAGAAATGTTAAAAAAATTAAAAGAAGAATATGCCCGTACTGGAAAAGGAAATGCTGAATTTGCAAAAAGAATAAAAGAAGCTGAAACTCACGTTGCAAGTCTGAATAGACAAAAACAGGCACAAGAACGTACATTCCAAAGAGCTCGTAGTTCAATTGAAGAAGAAGGTCATAGTCTTAAAACTTATAGAGAGACACTTGCTAAAGTAAATAAAGAACTGAAAATAAATGAAAATTTAAAAAAAATACAGGATAGTCATGATAAAAAAATGGCTTTTCTTGATAAAGCACAGCAATATGGAGATAAAGTATTAAGAAGAGGAGCTATAGCAGGAGCTGTAACATTAGCACCTTTAAAAATTTATATGGATGTTGAAGAGTCTCAAGCAGATTTACGAAAAATGCTTGGAGATGAAGCACAGAAGTATTATGGAGCTTTGAGAGAAATTTCAGATAATTCTCCTTTAAGCCAGCCGGAAGTTTTTGAAATAGCTGGATCTTTGGCACAATCTGGAGTAGCAAGTGAAAATCTTGTTGAATTTACTAAAAAAGCTAATCAGCTTAAAGTTGCTTTTGACATTACTACACAGGAAGCTGGACAGTTTCTTGCTAAGACAAAAGAACAGCTCGGATTGACTAAAGAGGAAATGTTTTCATTTGCTGATACTATCAATTATATGTCTGATAATACTGCCTCTACTGCATCACAATTAGTAGATTTTTCTCAGAGAGTAGGTTCAGTAGCAAGAACTGCTAATGTATCAAAAGAAGCAAATATTGCATTAGGAGCAACTCTTATTGCTACTGGAACAGAAGCAAATGTGGCTGCAACAGGAATAAAACAGTTATATTTGGAACTTGGGAAAGGAGCTGACACTAAGAAAAAAGCTAATGCTTTATCTTTTTTAGGAATAAATGGAGAAACTTTAGCACATGATATGGCAAGAGATGCAGAGGGAACTATTTTAAGTGTACTTGAAAAAATAAAGAGTTCCCATGCCGGAGATAAAATTGGGCTACTGACAGATATATTTGGCGAACAGGCAGCAAACAGTATAGCAACATTGGCAAATGATACTGATAAATTAAGAGAAAATTTATCAAAAGCTAAATCTGAAATGGCAAATGGAGCGGTTGAAAAAGAATATGCTGAGCGTATGAAAACATTAGGGACACAATTAAAGGTAGCCAAAAATCAGTTGATGAATTCTTTGGCTGATGTAGGTTTAGCATTAGCTCCTTCTATAAAAAATTTATTGACAGCAACTAAACCAATACTTGAGAATATAGCAACTTGGATAAAACAAAATCCAAAGTTGACTAGTGGATTAATGAAAGCGGTAGGAGTATTTGCTTTATTTAATATAGGAATGGGAACTATTTTGAAGACTGGCTCTCCAATGCTAAAATTTATATTTACAATTTTTACTACCTTCAATAAATTGAAAGCTGCAGGAGGAATTGTAAAAGGATTTTCTAGAGTATTTCCAACGTTATCTAAAATGGGAGGATTATTAACAAATCCATGGATATTAGCAGGAGCTGTAATAATAGGAATATTTGTATTGTTATACACTAAATCTAAATGGTTCAGGGATGGAGTAAATAATGCTGTAAAGCAGATAATACCACATGTTAAAGAGTTAGGACGATTACTTAAAGAATATTTAGGTGCTGCTATGACATGGATATCAAATAAAAGTAAATCTGCTGGTGAAACTATGAAAAAAGTTTGGAATACATTGAAACCAATACTTTCTGTAGTAGGGAAAATAATCAAAGTTGTAATAATAACTGCGATTCAATTTGTGATTTTTAGAATAAGAAGCATGATGGCAGATTTTAAATTGATTGTTACCGTAGTTAAAGGCGTATTTAATATGGTCAAAGGGATTATAAAAGCAGCTATTGGAGTAATAAAAGGAATTTTTGGAATCTATGTAGCATTTGTAACTGGAAAATGGAATGAAATTCCTAAAATAGCACAAAGTGCATGGAATATGGTTAAAAGTGGAATAAGTAATTTTGTGGAAGGTGCTAAAGGAATTCTAAATGGTTTATTTAACTGGTTTGGTGACAAATGGAATGCTTTAAAAAATTTAGTGACAAATAATCCTATTACTGTGAAAGTGAAAGAAACTTGGGATAAAGTAACTGGTGGTGGACAAGGAACCCCAAAAAAATGGACAGGAACAAATTATTTTGAAGGTGGACTTACAACGGTTGCGGAACGTGGAGCGGAAATGATTAGAATTCCAGGACAGTCTCCATTTATTGCACAGAGTGAAATGATGATGAACTTGCCGAAGGGTACTGAAATACTCAATGCTTCACGGACAAGAAATACTTTAAGGGACAGAGTAAACAGAATAAAAGAAAGAGCTTCTAGTTTGGGAAGTAGTGGCTCAACTGTTGTGGGGGGAGACACCATAAATATCACAATTAATGCCGGGAATAATTCTAATGCAAATGATATAGCAAGAGAGGTTAAAAGAATTCTGGCTGAAATGAAAAATAAAAAAGAAAGGGTGGCGTTTGGATAATGAAGACAAAAGTATACAGAACTGTCAGCGGTGATACTTGGGATCTGATAGCCTATAAGGTCTATGGGAATGAAAAATACTTTCATAGACTAATAAGAAACAATCTAAATTTAATAGATGTATCAATATTTCCAGCTGATATTCCTGTCATTATCCCTGAATTTGCTGAAGAACTGGAACAGGAAATTGAGGAAAGCAAACTGCCACCTTGGAAACGAGGTAAATAATGTTGGCTAGAGGAATAAAGGTAATTGTAATATTCAATGGAGTGGATATATCTGAGGATATAGCTCATTCCATTTCTTCCCTGAATTACACGGATAACTCCAAAAATGCAATAGATGACCTTGAACTGGAACTTGAGAACATGGATTACCGTTGGCTTAAAGAGTGGTACCCTGATGAAAATGCCCAATTAATTGTCGGAATATATGAAGACAATGGGAAAGACGGAAGTTTTTTGGATATAGGAACATTTTATATTGATGAACCGACTTTTGACAATGACAGACTTAACCTTAAGTGCATAGCTATCCCGTTAGATGGAAATATACGTGATCAGAAAAATACTAAAGCTTGGGAAAAAATAACTTTAAAAGAGCTTGTTAATCAGATAGCAGTACTACATCAAATGAATGTAGAAATTCATGCAGATAATGAATATTATGAAAGACTTGATCAGGAGAATGAAACAGATTTGGCTTTTATAGATCGAGTTATAAAAGAAACTGGATTGAGTATGAAAATATCTGATGACACAATAATAATATTTGATGATGATGCGATAAAGGACAGTGAGCCAATTGAAAAATTTAATATCCGAGATAGCCGAATCCGTAGTTTCAGTTTGAAGAAAAAGAATAAAGGAATATATGACAAAGTGGAAGTGTCATATTATGATCCTGACAAGAAAAAGTTAATCAGAGAAACAATGACTAAAGAAGAATTGGAAAAAAGAAGTGAGGTAAGAACTGATGCCTGATATTTCTTATGCAGAATATAAAAAACAGAATGGGAAAAAGTCTTCCGGGTATAAAAAAGCTAAAGCAAAGCTCAAAGAAAAAGCGGATAAGAAAGAGAAAAGAAATAAAAAAGAAAAGGTACACAAAATAAAAACTAAAGGAAAATCAGATCCGAAGAAAGTGGCCAAAAAAACTTTAAAGGAAAATCTGAAACAGGAATATCAAGTAACTTTAACAGTTGATGGAAACACTAAATACATGGCTGGAATGATAATTGAGCTAGACGAAAGCTGGGGTAAATTTGAGGGTAAATATGTGATTGATAAAGTAAAACATAGCATTACAGGAGACTATTCATGTGAACTTGAGTGTATGAAAGTCGGAGCTAGGGAAAACGCTGAAAAGAATGCTAAAGCTCAGACTAAAGAAGCGGAAAAAGAAAGAAAAAAAGCTGCTAAAAGATCTAGTAAAAAGAATAAGAAAAGTAAAAATACTAAGGCAAGTAATAAATCAAGTAGTAAAAACAATCCGACTAATAGAAAAATGAGCAGGTAGAAAGGAGTTAAAATGTTAGAAATATTAAAGGCTGGAGAAGTAAGTGCAATAGACTATAAAACAGGGAAAGTAAGAGTTTTATTTTCTGCAGGAGACAATAAAACAAGTGACTGGCTTAACATTTTAGTTCCTTTTTCTGAAAGTCATTCTGATAACTATATGCTTAGTATTGGTCAGACAGTCTACTGCTTATTTTTTCCGGAAATGATGGAGCAGGGAATAGTGCTTGGTTGTCCAATGCGAAACAGTTCTGCAAGTGCAAGTGAAGTTAAAAGGACTTTTAGTGATGGTGGATTTTACAGTTATGACAATGGAGTATTGACATTAAATCCTGTTTCAAAAATTGTTATTAATGCTAATACTGAAATCAATGGAAATCTAACTGTATCCGGAACAACTGTAACAGGAGGAAGTATCAATCTTAATACTCATAAACATGATGGAGTTACTGCCGGTGGAGATAAGACAGGAGGGCCTCAGTAATGATAGGAAGTCTTGGAGATGTAATATTTGAAGTATCCGATAAAAAAGTATCTTCAATTAATAATGAACTGTCAAGGACATATAAAAGCAAAATATCTGAGCATAATGCAATATACGGTCCTGGTATGATAAGACATCAGGGAAGAGAACTGATAGAAATAAGTTTTGGAATTTCTTTAGTTTCTTCATTATTACCTGATTCTTCCCCGGTGGAGGAGTTAGATAAAATAAAGACCATGTGGGAATTCGGAGAGTATGGGTACTTAACGCTTGGTGGACAGACCTTCGGAGCTTTCCCTTTTTTGATAATAGATATGAATGAAAAAAATTCATACTTTAACAAAAAGACTTCCAGCTTTGATGTCATAAATTTGGAATTGACATTAAAGGAATATATAGAAAACCCAAAATTATATAATCAGATAATAGAGCAATTAAAAGCTCAAAAAAAAGAACAGGAAAAGCTGGCAGAAGAAGAAGTTGAAAATGTTCAGGAAGAGCAGAAAACAAAATTAGATCAGTTGAAAAATAATATAAATAAAGCTGCAGAAAAAATAGATAAAGCATTAGAGAAAATAGAAAATAAAAAGAATGAAATATTAGATAAGCTGGAACAGATAAAGAAAGATTACAAGGTACATGAATTCATGAATTTGTTAAAAGCTGGAATGATAACAGCTGACAAGATAAAGGAAATGACAGAATACAGTAAGAGCATGAAGTCTGAAACTGACAGACAGATATTGCTTAATGTAATCAGAAATTATTTAGGAGGTATGTAAGATGATATATGTGACATCTGACCAGGAAATTAATTATGCTCCTAAGAATACTGTAGAAGAGGTAGTAACTAATGTTGGAATGCTCTTAAGAGTGCACAAAGAGGAACAGCCGCTCAACCGTGATTTTAGTTTTGATAGTGACTTAATAGATAAAAATATAACAGTTGTGGAAAATAAGATAATGGCTCAGTTGCTTGAAACATTCAGAAAGTATGAGCCACGAGCTTTACTTAAAACTACACAGATAACAATGAAAGACAAATACAAAAATGAATTTGAAATTACACTGGGAATAGAGGTGATAGAGATTGAGTGAAATAATATCTGAAGATTATCAGATAATAGATTCTGATGCTTGGGAAATGGAAAAAATAATGATTGACAGGTTTCAAGAACTGAGCGGAAGAAAATTAAGTGAAGCAAGTCCTGAAACATTAATATTTAAAACTGTTTCATATCTATTATCGCTTAGAGAAGAAAAATATAATGATGATTTAAAACAAAATTATTTAAGGTATGCAAGAGATGAGAGACTAGATTTGAGAGGTGAAATATATGGAGAACGTGGAAATAGACTATTAGAACAGTCAGCAAGAGCAACATTCAGATTTTATATTTCTGCTCTACAATCAACTGATATAGTTATTCCGAAAGGTTCAAGGATAAGATATAACGACCTTTATTTTGAAACAGATGAGGAAAATAAAATATTAAAGGGTAATTTGTTTACTGATGGCATTGCGTCATGTAATACAATTGGAAAAGTAGGAAATGGAATACCGGTTGGACAGATAAAAGATATGGTGGATATTTATCCTCATTATTTAAAAGTTGAAAATATAACTGCAAGTAATAGTGGAACTGACAGGGAACTTGATGAAATTTATAGAGAAAGAATTAGAACGCTTCCTGAATCGTTTTCTGTAGCAGGACCAGCGGGAGCTTATGAATTTTGGGCAAAAACTGCAAGTCAGGCAATAATTGATGTTAAAGTTACCAGTCCAAAACCTTGTGAAGTTGAAATATACATATGGAGCGATACCGGATTACCAACCTCGGAATTAAAGGACAGGGTTATGAAAGTTGTAAATGATGACTATATACGACCTTTAACTGATAAAGTAACAGTCAAAAATCCAACGGTTGTGAACTATGATATAACTTTAAATTATTTTATTGATAAAGAAAACGAATCTTTAGTGAATACTATACAAGAAAATGTAAAAATTGAAACTGATAAATATGTATTGTGGCAAAAAGAAAAATTAGGAAGAGATATTAATCCTGATGAACTTATAAAGAGATTAAAACTTATTGGAATAAAAAGAGCAATAATAACCACCCCTGTTTTTAAAAAATTAGAATTTAATCAGATAGGAGTTTGTCAAAATGTTACTTTGAATTATCAAGGAGTTGAGGAATCATGATAACTGTAAATTATTTAAAATTAACAGATATTGCTGCAAAATCAACTTTAAATGATAAAACTACAAAGTGGATATATGAGTCAATAGATTATTGCATTCAAAAAGAAAATGAAAAAATAAAGGAAAGATTGAACGTGCTGGATAGAATTCATTATCTGCAAGAAAGAGAAATTGAATTACTGTTATGGGAGTTCCATGTTGACAGCATAAATGAAAGTACTACATTAGAAGAAAAAAGATTATTAATTATTCAAAGTCTATTATCACATATGAAAAAAGGAACATTAGGAGCTGTAAAAAAACTATGTGATTCCATTTTTGGGAATTCTGAAATTGAAGAGTGGTACAAATATGATGGAGAAGCTGGGAAATTTAAAGTAAAAACCACTGCAGATACAAGTGATCCGAAGATTTATAAGAAAATGACAGATCTTATTGAAAATATAAAAAATGTACGAAGTCATTTAGATGGTATAAGTTATGTCAGAGAAAATAATGTCAAATATAATTATGGTATAGGTACAGTAATTAATAATTCATATGTTATAGAGATAGGAGGTTAAAAATGGCTACATTTAAACGTAGTGTGATTACGGAAAAGGGGAAAGAATATATAAGTAGAGCATTATCTAATAACACTAAAATTTTATTGAATAGAATAGAGTCTACAGAATATGTTTATGTTGACACAGTGGATATTACCAAAATCCTTAATTTAGATAACCCAAAGCAATCTGTTAACATAAGTGAAATAACAAAAAATAAAGAGAAAGTAAAAATCAGAGGAATATTTACAAATGATGGGTTGAATGCCACGTATAAAATGAATGCTATAGGGGTTTATGCAAAAGATGATATGGACAATGAAATCTTGTTTGCTATTTTGATTGCAGAGAATCCTGACACAATATCCCCGCCACGAGGACAGTCAATAACAACAATTACTCTAGATTTAATTTTCGTGTTATCTGATGAAGTGAATGTAAGTTTAACAGTTGATAACAATGCATTAGTAAGTATGCATACTCACAATGAATTTAAAAAATTTGTTGAAAAAAATTATATAAAAAAAATTGATTATGCTACAGAAGAAACACATGGAATAGCAAAGCTCTATTCTAGCACAGAAGCTGAGACTGATTCTGATAGAGTAAAAGAAATAATTGAAAAAAATACAGGCAACAATGAAGAAAATGGAAAAACAAAATGGGCTAAGTTGTTTGAAACATTAGACCACACAAAAATTTTAACAGTGCAAGGACTTGTTAAATTTTTGAGCAAACTATTAAAGCCCGCTGGAGAAGATGATTATGGTCTTATCAACTATAAAACAATAAAGCAGGTAAGTCCAAAACCTGATTTGTCGCCATATATTCCGTTTAGCAAAGGGTACAGAAATACTAACAATAGTGATTTTGTATTAAGAGGTAATAGTACTGACTGCTGGGCACCAAGATACTTAAATATGTACTTAGAAAATGGAGATTATATGGGCTGTTTTCACGTAAATGGTGGGAGGGCTTATTATAAAGTTCCAAATCGGAATGGTGGCAACTGGTGCGAAATCATGGACAATCATGATATGGCTGCAAGAGATAGTAATATACAGCATGCACATAACAGAATAACTGATACATGGAATTATGCAGTTAACGTGAATGGAAGATTTAACTGGTCAAATATTTACAACAGCAACAATTATATAGCTCCTGGCGGAAGTATTGCGGCTGTTCCCGCAAACTGGAATGAAATAGTCATCTACTACAAAGTTGGGGGTGACGCCATGAGAGGAACTGTTACTTTTGTGAAAGGTGGACATGCTTTTGTCCATAACAATGGCGGACTGCATATTGAACTGCGTGGGACAGTTATTTATTCGGCTGGTTCAAATTTAGGAACAGTAATGCAAGTATGGATCAGAGTATAGGGGAGGTAGTATGGAAATTGTAATATTGTGGATTGATAAAATAACGGGACAATTTTTTAAAATGAATGAAAAGCCAGATTTAAAAGAAGATGTCGAAAATTTTTATTGTATTGAAGTAAATGAAGAAGATTTTAATAAATATGAGAAAATGAAAGCTGAAGGGCATATATTAGTCTATAAAGCAGGAAAAATCGAAATTCAGGAGGAAATCTTTGACAGAAATTTAAAAATAGAACAAATAAAAAAAGAATTATCTGAATTAAAGGTCGAATATTCAGAAAAAGAATTTCTTTTCAAAGGTAAATATTTACAAAAAAACAGGGAGAAAGGCGACAGAGACAGTTTAACGAGTTTAATTTTATTACTAACAATAACTGGAAGAAAAGAAACAAGCGAATGGAAGTTAATTGATAAAGATACTAGGGAACATGTCTATCCAACTCTGACACTTGATGACTTTAAGCTGATGGCATTTCACATGCAGTCACAGTTATCTAAAGCAATAAAAACAGAAAGTGAAATTATTGCTAGACTTAAAATTTTATCAGATGAAGAACTGAAGTTATTTAATGCAAGAGAAGAATTTGAAAAACTTTGGAATTAATCGTGAGATTATTCGCGATAAAATCTCACGAATAAAGGAGGTAGTATGCTTGAAAAAGATAAGTTATATATCAATTTTCACAGGCCAAAAAGCTTAATAGGATTTTTAATTTCTGTTTGGACACTTGGAACATACTCACATTGTGAGTTTGTTTATAATAATGAAGTGCTTCTATCTAATCCAGGAGGAGTTAGAGAAAGACCTTTTAAATATAAAAAGAACTTTGATATATATGAACTAAACAGTAATATTAGAGCTGAAGATGTAATAGAATTTTTCAAAACAGCACAAGGTAAAGGGTACGATTATCTCGGAATTTTAGGACAATTTTTTTATGCGAGTAAAGTTCAAAACGATGACAGATATTTTTGCTCAGAATTTTGCTTAAATGCAATAGATTATGCTTTACAGTTTACTCTGACTTATAAGCTTAAGTCATTAAAAGATAGAGTTGGATATCAGTTTAACCCGTCAAAACTATATAAATATTTAAAAGAAATGGAATTAATAAAAGGGAAGGTGGAATAGAAATGGAAATAGGAAATTTAAAAGGAACTGAGTTTTTGCACGAAGGAAAAGAGTTAAAGGTAACTGATGTGAAAGTGGAAGGAACAACAATAATTTTGACTACTGAGGAAACAGGCACTGTCGAAAAAGAATTCATAAAACCTGTTTATTCTTTCAGTCAGACGAGTTTGGACAAAATGTCTAAAGTACATCCGAAACTTGTTGAGGTCATGAAAGAAGCTATTAAAAACAGTCCATTTGATTTTAGAATTACAGACGGAGCTAGAACAACAGAAGAACAGTTTGCTTTGTATCAAAAAGGTCGAACTAAACCAGGGCCGAAAGTAACAAACTGCGATGGATATAAGGCAAAATCAAATCATCAGATTAAATCAGATGGTTATGGCCATGCAGTGGATATTTTTCCTTGTGGAATTTTAGAAAATGGAGAGTATAGGAAATTTACTTCAGAAGAAGGATATGACGATAAAAAATTAAAAATTATATCTGAGCATATCTTAAAGATAGCGAAAGAAAAAGGAGTAAATGTTGAGTGGGGTGGAAACTGGAAAATGCACGATACACCTCACTTTGAAATAAAATAAGACTTAAAATTTCAAAAAATTAAGTCTAAAAAATTTTATAGACTCAAAAAACCAAAAAACTGAGTCTATAGAAAAAAATAGCTTGTATATTTGCCCTACAATCAATTTAAAATGATTTTAGGTATAAAAACTCATTTGATATAATAAAATGTAAATTTAAGCCTGTTAGATGGCTTGAAATAAAAATAATATAAAATTTAAAGGAGTGGTATTAATGAATGCACAATTACAAATAATTTTGGTAGGAATGCTAGCAGACTTTACAAGAAAAGAAGTACTGGAGAAAGAAATAATTTTTGGAGCAAAAACAGGAATTCAGAAACTGGAAGCAGTTAAAAATAATTTTTTCGTAAAATTTAAAGATTTTGTGAGAAAAGCTCAGGAGAGAAATAATCCTTATATCCCTGATAACATAGAATTTTTTTCTGAAGAATTAATGCTAAAAGGAGCAGATGAACTTGAAAAAATAGTAAATATCGAAGAAATAGTGCATAATATTTTAGGAGAAGAAAAAGTAGCTATTGGAATATAGGGGGATTGCTGAATGTTAAAGGACTTACAGGAAATTATAGATAATCATGGACTTTTCCTTATATTGTTCTTTTCAGGAGTTCTTTTTGGAGTAGTTGCTCAAAAAATGGTAGATAACCAGCCTGTAAAGCCATACCTTAAGAGAATAGCCGTTGCGGGAATGACAATGGCTATTGCATTATCCTTAAATAAAATTGTAGGGCATTTTAAAGCAGGATTCTTATATCCTTGGAGTCCTGTTTTAGGATTCTTTGGTGAGGCACTTTTGGAAACAGTAAATCAAAAAAGATATGGAATCAGCACTGGATTTTTGGAACTGTTACTGGAAAAGTTTGGATTTGTTAAAAAGCGGAGTGATAAAAATGAAAATATATCACAGAAGTCGTAAATTTCTTATAATAATGTTGGGGTTAGTTTTTTTAAACTCAGTTCTGACATTAAAATTAAGAGGTTATCAAAGAAAAGAAAATTTGACAATGATAAAAACAGAATTAAGGAATAAATATCCTGAGCGGCTTTTTAGTTACATAGAAGAAAAATCAAAAAGAGAGGATTTATATCTTTTAATTGGAACTAATGTAGTTGTATTAACTATGATTGTAGGATTTGACCGTTTTGGAGTTTTCGAAGAAACAGACGAAACAATAAAAGCTAATAAGGAAAAAATAAAAAAAGGAATAATAGGAATATTTATATAGGGCAGTCTTAAAAGATTGCCCTTCTTTTTTTTGTAAATTTTCTATTTTCAAGGTATAATTATAATGTAGAAAAATTGTAGATAAAATGTTAATAAAAGTGGATTTTATCATAAAATAAGTGTAAAAAATCAACTTTTTTGTTTACATTTTGTTGCCAAAATGTTAATATATAAAAACTATATATGTATAAAAAATTATATAAAGGAGGTACAAAATGGGAAAGTATAACGCTATAAATATTGCAAAATACATAGTAAAAAAATGTGATGATATTAATAAAAATATTACTAATTTGCAAATGCAAAAAATCCTTTTTTTTATACAGAAAGAAAATATAAAAAAAATGGGAACAGGATTATTTTACAATAGAATAGAAGCTTGGAGATATGGACCAGTTGTACCTGATGTTTATTATAAATATTCGGGTTTTGGAGCTATGCCAATAGAGTTTTATGATTTTTTTGAAGAAATACCTTATATTGAAATTGCAGACAAAGATTTAATTGATAAAGTATTAAATACAAAAATAGATGAATCAGCTTGGGATTTAGTAGATGAAACACATATTGAAAATGGAGCATGGAGTTTTGTTGTAAAAACATATGGATATAATTCTGAAATTACAGAAAATGACATAAGTAATGAAATAAATGGAAGGTATTGTTGATATGAGAAAGGAATACATATCTTCAAAGAAAATGAGAGAATTAGAAGAATTTATTGTAAGTATTTCAAGAGAATTGATAACTAGTGAGAATATAATAGAAAAAATAGAAATATTAAAAAAAATATATGATGGAAATGCAACTAGGCATTTATATTCCAGAATATTTTCTATATTGGCAGCTATAAATGACTATAAAAATGATAAGGAATATAAAGAAAATGAAAAAAATTTTGATTTGAACAAAACTAAGCAGAATATCCTTTATATTTATGGTTTTGTGATAAAGAATTATCCTGAAGAAGAATTTCAATTTAATGTTATAAAACTTTATGATCATATAAATTTAGATATAGCTAGAATAGAATATACTGAAGGTATAGATAGAAAAACAGAAGAAACAAGAAAAGAATTAGAAAAAAATAAAATAAAAACAGAGGATGAAATAGCAGATCTGTTGTTAAAAAGCAATGAATTAAAAGAAGATTTGGATAAGCAGTTAAAAGATAGTAAGGAAATGCAAGAGAAGATAGAAGAACAAATAGAAATAACTGAAAATTTAGAAAAAAATTTAAAAGATTACAATAAGGAAGTTTTTGGAATTATGGGGGTATTTTTAACTATATTTTCAATAATTGGAATTAATTTTGATGTATATAAAGCTATTTCAGAATTATCATTAAGCAAAATTTTACTTCTTTTTGTTGGAATAAATCTATCACTGTTTTTAATTCTTAATTTTATGTTTGGTTTTATAAAAGATATATTAATAAGTAAAAATGTTCCTACAACTAATAAAAACAATCATTTTTGGTATACTTTTATTGGGTTATTAGTTATAGGAGTTGTAATTGTAATCAATATGAGATATGTTCCTGAAACAAGAGTCCAAAAAATAATTGAGTTAGAAAAGAAAGTAAAAATTTTAGAAGAAAAACTAAATCAGCAAAAATAGAAAACACCTCAAGTAAAATAGGGGTGTTTTTATATTACTAAAATATTAATTGGTTCTTTTTTTTATATAATACTGTTCTGAAATTCGAACAGTAAAAGTATTTCTGATAATGTCAGAAAAGTTCCAAAGTTATCTTCTTCTGCTATTTCATAGTCAATTACTTCTATGAATTTTACATGCTTTCTACTTCTTCTTTTGTGCTTCAACTTATACATTTTCTTTGTTCCATATAGAAAAATATCCTCTTGTATTTGCATAATCATGTCACTGCATTCTATGTATTCAATATCTTTAGTCACAAATTTGATTAATTTAAGCCATTCTTTTATATATCCAAATTCATTTCCTGAAATAATACTTTCTATTGTTTCAGCATTTATTTTTATTCTTTTTTCTACTTCCTCATAATCTAGTTCAACTGTTCCAAAAATGTGAAATAAGTCGTTCTCAATTTGTTCTCCCGTTTTTAATAGCATATTATTACCTCCTGATAATATATTATAACCTAAAATTTCTTTTTTACAACAAATAGGGTATAATTAAAATAAAAAAGGGAGAAAATGGGATGAAATACAGGGGATATGAGATAAAAAAAGTAAAAGGAAAAAGACCTTATGAGTGCGAAGAACTAAAACTAAAAGCAAATACACTGGAAGACATGGTTAGAATGATAAGCAAAGC